AAGAAAATGGCAACAGGAATTTTAGGGACAGCAGACCTTGCAGCGGCTACTGATACTACCCTATACACAGTACCTGCAGATCACTTTAGCGTAGTAACGGTAAATATCTGTAATAGGTCTTCAAGTGCTGCAACAGTAAGGATAGCAGTTAGTTCCTCTGGAACACCAGCAGACGCAGATTACATAGAGTATGACTCACAGGTAACTGCAAACGGTGTACTAGAAAGAACAGGTATAGTGCTTGACGCATCTAAGGTCGTTGTTGTTAGATCAAACGCAATTAACGTATCGGCTGTGTGCTTAGGTATTGAAACTTCAACAGCATAAGGAGAGATAAACATGGGAAGAATAGTAGGACAAGGACTTAACGATCAGCCACTGATTGCATCTGGCACTACTGCTCAACGCCCTCCTAGTGCTAACTCCGGCGCTTTATATTATAATACTTCTAAAAATATTCTAGAAGTTTATAACCATAACGCTGTACAATGGCACATAGTTGGAGAGTTACCGAGAGTAGTAATTACAGCGGCAACAGCAGCTCTGTCAAATACATTCTATATTGTTAATAGTGCAGGCGGACCAGTTACGGTAACATTACCAGGTTCTCCAGTAGAAGGTGATACAGTTAAGTTTCAAGATTACTCAGGAACATTTGGTACTAATAACTTAACAGTTGGTGCTAACGGTTTAAAAATTATGAGAGCTTCTGATAATATGACTGTAAGTACTAATGGAGCATCGTTTACATTAGAATATACTGACGCAGCAAGTGGTTGGTTAGTGGCATCAATTTAACAGGAGCATAGAATAAAATGGCATTTGATTATCAAACGTTAAAGAAAGTTACAGGGGCTGCAATTGTAGACGGAAGTCTAGCACAAGTAGACTTAGCGAACACAACTGTAACTTCTGGAAACATAGCCGCCGGAGCAGTTGGGTCTGACGAGATGGCTTCGGGTGCTGTAGATTTAGGAAGTGCTAAAGCAACAGGTGCTTTATCCGTTGCGCAAGGTGGTTTAGGTATTAACAGTGGTGGCGGAGCATATAGAGCTGTAAGAAGTAATGGCTCAGCACTAACTACTGACCAACATGGTATTGCAAGTATGAATGTTTATACAGGTAATAGTACATGGAGTAGACCAAGTGGTGTAAGATACATTAGAGTACAAGTTCAAGGCGCAGGTGGCGGCGGTGGCGGCCACGGAGAAGGTGGTGCTGCAGGTGGATACTCAGAAAAGTTTATAGATGTAACAGGTATTAGTTCAGTATCAGTAAGTATTGGTGGTGGCGGAGGTGGTACATACTACTCCGGTGCAGCTGGTAATGGTAACGGTTCTAGTTTTGGACCATATTTAAGTGCAAGTGGCGGTCATGGAGCAAATAGACAAAACCAACATAGTGGTGGAGTAAGTGGAAATGGATCAGGTGGAAATTTAAATATTCACCAAGGTGGCGGATTTAGTCACCACGCTTATAGTGCTCAGAGTACAGCAAACACATATTTTGGAGGTGGTGCACCAGGTAATCACCCACAAGGTGGACACTTTGCACACAATCACCAAAATCACTGTACTCAAGGTACAGGTGGCGCAGGCTCACACTTCCACGGACACAGAGGCTCAGATGGAAGACCTGGCATGATTATTGTAACTAATTACTATTAAGGAGTATGAAAGAGAATGGCATTTAATTATCAAACACTTAAAAGATTAAGCAATACTTCCTTAGATGGTGCAACCATAACCGGCTCAGATTTAGGTACAGATTCGGTCACAAACGCAAAACTAGCAAACGGTTCTATTACTGCTGATAAAATGTCAGCAGGTGCTGTTGACTTAGGTGGTAGTGTAGTTTCTGGTACAGCGGCATTTAATAAAGGTGGTACTGGACAAACTAGTGTTGGTGGAGGATACCAAGCACTAACAATGAATTCAAGTAATAATAACTTAACCTTTGCACCGACAGGTATTAAAGGTATGAGTGTTTACACAAGTACAGGTACTTGGAGTAGACCAGCTAACGTAAGATATATTTTAGTACAAGTACAAGCCGGAGGCGGTGGTGGTTCAGGACATGGAGAATCAGGAGCAGCAGGCGGATATTCAGAAAGAGTACTTGATGTAACAAGTATTAGCTCAGTGAGCTGTAACATTGGCGGTGGAGGTGGTGGTACATACTACTCTAACGCAGGTGGTAATGGTAATGGTTCTAGTTTTGGACCTTACTTATCAGCTGGTGGAGGCCATGGTGCTAACAGACACAATCAACATAATGGCGGGTTGCCTGGTGTTGGTTCAGGTGGAGATTTAAACATCTATTGTGGCGCAGGTGGAAGTCATGAACAACGTTCAGCAGGAATGGGAGGCGCAAGTTTCTTTGGTGGACCAGGTCCGTCAGGACATCCACAAGGTGGACACTTTGCACATAACCATCAAGGACATTCATCTCCAGGAACAGGAGGAACTTCAGGATACTTTAGTGGACACAGAGGTGCTGACGGAAGACCAGGAATAATCGTAATTACGGAGTTCTATTAAAATGGCATTTGATTATCAGACATTAAAAAATTATACAGGCGAAGCATTTATTGATGCCACACTAACAGGATCAAAAATAGCTGCTACTACAGTTACAGCAAGTGATATTGCATCAGGCGCTGTCGACTCAAACAAACTAGCAGACGGTTCTGTTAATTTAGGATCATCAGTAGTAACAGGTACTGTTCCGGTTAGTAGAGGTGGTACTGGACTTACAAGTGTTGGCGGAAGTAACACTATCCTTTCTGCAAACTCAGCAGGTAATGCTTTAGAATATAGAAACGAAGGCTTCTCAGGTATACAGGTTTTTACAGGTAACGGTACTTGGAACAGACCAAGTGGCGTAAGATACATTAGAATTAAACTAGTAGTCGGCGGAGGTGGTGCAAGTGGCCACGGAGAATCAGGAGCAGCTGGTGGATATTCAGAAAGAATAATGGATGTAACAGGAATTAGTTCAGTATCAGTTAGTATTGGCGGTGGCGGTGGAGGAACTTATTACTCCGGCGCAGGTGGTAATGGTAATGGTACTAGTTTTGGTCCTTATATGTCAGCTAGTGGCGGACATGGGGCTAATAGACAGAATCAACACAGTGGTGGAGTAAGTGGTAACGGCTCAGGCGGTAACCTAAATATTCACCAAGGTGGTGGTGGGTGTCATCACCACTCGTTTGGTCCAGGTGGATCAACATATTTTGGTGGTGCAGCACCGTCAGGTCACCCACAGGGTGGACATTTTGCACACAATCATCAAGGACACAGTGCGCCTGGTACAGGTGGTACAGGCGGGTATTTCCATGGACATAGAGGTTCAGATGGAAGACCAGGCATGGTTGTCGTTGAGGAATATAAGTAATAAATAAAAGATAACAGGAGTATATTAAACCATGAAAAAAGCACTTATAGGATATCAAGGTTGGGTTCAAGACATTAGAGAACCTGGCGAAGAGTTTGAAATCTATAATGGTCCAGATGCGTCAATCCAATGGATAGATGCACCAGATGAGATCACTTTAGATTGGACCTTAGAATGGTCCCCACAACAACAACAAATGATTTGGATCGAAAGAGATGGTCCTTATACACAAGATTCAGAAGCACGTAGAGTTGCTTATGGTGAAGTTGGTGAACAGTTAGATATGATCTTCCATGAAGTTCAAGAATCAGGAAGTATTTCTGCTTCAGGACCATGGGCATCACACATTTCTACAGTAAAATCAATGATACCTGCACCAGCAGCACCAGAACTGATCACTGAAGAACAAGCAATGGTACTTAGAAATACTACAGAACCAAGTGAAAATAAACCTTGTCATTCAAGTACAGAAGATTTACCAGCTTGGAAAAGATACAGTGGTTGGACAGATAAATCAAATGATCCAATCCCGGGTCAATAATACAGTAAAAACGTAACATATACTCCAATATTAAAAGGCTCTCCGGAGCCTTTTTTTATTTGTGCCACCTTGACCATAGGATAAATAATAGTAGTATATTATAAGATTACTACCAAAGGAACAGATATGAAAATTAAAACAGTAACCATTGTAGGCGGCGGCTCTTCCGGTTGGATGACAGCAGCGGCACTTTCTAAATGTTGCCCACACTTAGATATTACATTAATTGAATCTAAAAGTATTGGCACAGTAGGAGTAGGTGAAAGCACATTGGGGCATATTAATAGATATCTCAAAATGCTCGATCTTAAAGACGAAGATTGGATGGCTGCGTGTAACGCAACGTACAAAAATTCAATTCAATTTACAAACTTTAGAGAAAATAACGGCGAAGTATTTCAATATCCGTTTAGTGATGGATTTGATATGACTGACAAGCCAAGCGGTATGAATAACTGGAGACAGTTAGCAGCACTTAAACCTGAAGAATATCCAGCAGAAGAATTTGCAAGATTCTTTTGTACAGGTAATACACTACTTGCTGAACACAACAAACAAACTAAAAACGAAGAAGGGGTTTTAAGAAACTTTAACTTTGATTGGGATACTGCATATCATTTAGATGCACAATTGTTTGGACAATATTTAAAAGATAATATTGCTATTCCAAACGGTGTAAAACATATCTATGGTGAAGTACACTCGCATATGAAAGATAATACAAACAGTTATATTACTCAAGTATTATGTGCAGACGGTACTATTTTTAATTCAGACTTGTATATTGATTGCACAGGTTTTGCATCTATTCTATT